GTTAATGTTATTTGTCCTGTCGCGCTATAGCCCAGGATACCGTGCGCAGTTTTGACGCCAGTAAACGCTTCGATTGGCTGATCGAGAACACCAACACCAAAGTTTCTAAACGAAATTTGCTTGCCATTAATAACAAGATCTTTTGTTTGGTTTACAATTGCATCGACCTGAACAATCCGCTTGCGAACACCCTGGACAGATCCAGATGATAACACTGGCTCGGTCGGCATTGTCTTTACACTAACAGTAAATCCTAACCCAACTTCATATGACGACGTGGCAGCTTTATCAAATGTCACAGTGAACGGTGTGGCTGGAACCGTCTGTGTGGCCTCTACAACGCCATCACGAATAATCTCCACTGTCTTTGCTTCAAGGTGATCCATAGTCACTGAGGCGGCAGCACCGCCCGTCTTGGCGCTATCTGTTGTTAAAGCACCGTCAAACTTTTCTAAGTAATAAACATCAGTGCCATCTACGTTTCTTTTCACGATTACATAGACGTCGGACACCTCGACAGCAATTGCGACAAACTCACCATCCGTTGTAAACTTACTAGGTGCGATAACGTTCTGACCAACTAGGATAGAATATACCGAGATCGATCCGTCATCACCATTAACAACAAATAGGCGATCGGCTTCATCTGTTGACGTTGATCGACGTGCCGCTAGGTCAACAGGGTTTTTGATTAAGTGAGAGGACAAAACAGATATTTGCTGGATCTGATATTGCCTTGTGTCTGAACCAAACTGAAACGCATTGAGAGACTTACCCTGGCGCTGAACAAAGATAGATGCACCATTCAGATCTTCGTGTGGAACACCAGGCTTAGATCCCTGGCGTGTCTGAGGACGAACCATAAAGTTGCTTGGCGTGATTGGGGTATCATCTGCCTGGATAACGACAAATTCGCCCCCCGTGGTAAAGATCCGCAAGTCAGCACTAGCAACAATATTCACGATACTGTTTAACTGATTAGTGTTGATTGTTGCCTCGACGCTTTCATCGTCCAGACCTGTACCTGGATTAAAGTTAAAGTAATCGATAACACGAGAACCCCAGACAGTATTTGGACGGGATTTAGAACCGCCAAAATACAAACGTCCCTCGTGAAATGTTGCAGACCTGGGCCACCCACGGGTTGTTGACCAGGTATCCTCATAGCCGTGTTCACTTTCCCATTCACCAGCGACAATAGCAGTGGTATCAAAGAAAGGTACTTCGACATAAGCCTTCATGCTTGTTGGGCTAACGTATTCAACATAACGGGCGCGGCCAAATGTATTATTAACTTGCAGATATTCATCAACGGCAGCTTCGGCAAATGCCTCAACCTTGTATCCCGTCGTTGCATTTGGGGCCGTATCCCAAGGAGGATAAACTGTCAGAACCTTGGTCGATGCTACATAATCCTCAACGTGGCGCGTTTGTCCCGCGCCAGTACCAGATGTTAGGGTAATAAACATTCCATTCGGATCATCATCGGATGTATAGCTTGTCGCAGCCTTCAATGTGATTGTGTCAGCCCCACCAGCTTGTGCTGTACCTGTGTCAGTCGTAACCGCCGATGCTGTGATTGTTACATTTCCATCAACAGCGCTAGGAGTAACAGTAAAATTTGGCTGGTGTGTGTCGAACGCATACGCATATTTTGGCGAATTGGTTATTGGTAGGTTTTCTAATGTCCAGCTGGTATCCGAATTACGCACCAGGCGTTTGGTTTGAAGATCTTCGTGACAAAGAATTAATGTATCGACAGCCTGGGTATACTGTAACTCATCAAGCATTGCCGCTGTGATGTCAGCTGCCGCCAGGTAATCATTGCCTGATCCATTAATGTTTGTTTGAAGAACGCCAGCTTTGTAAATGTAAATGCGACCATTAACAAAAACCAAAAGATAGCTATCGTCTACGCTAAACTCAAAAGGAATAAGCTTAAACGATGTGAACGAAGAACCAAAGTCATCAATAAACTTTAATCCATCACGACGACGCAATCCGCCCTGGGGCTGAATAATAACGTTGGTCGCTTCTTCTAGGGCGTTTTGATATTGTTGCAGATCTGTACGCGCCCTCAAAAGTGGATCCAGTTCCCCAACAGAAAAGTTTGTCTGAAACTGTGTAACGCGCATCTAGTTTCTAACCTCGATCAATGAATAATCTTCGACAATCTGGGTTGATTGGCCACGGGCATCGATGTTCATTGCCTTACGCATTTCACCGCCGCGTCCGTTTTCGGCCATCGATCCGTATGCTTTAACCTGGAAAAACTCTGCCTTCGTTGCCTGGTCAGTAATAACAATTGCCAGTTCAGACGCCAGAGCAAACTTTAACAGCTGAACAAAATACGGTGGCATTTTGTTTTCGCTTACCGTGCTTTGGTAATCGATATATACCGTTTTCATATTTGTATAAAGCTGGTCGCCATAAATCTCCCACCCATAACGGCGCGATCTTTCTGTTATGCCGCTTGTCTCGAACACGGCCAGCGCACCCGACAACATATCGCCAGGCAATTGATAGGCATATGCCCACTCGTTTGTTGGGGCTGTGGACAGACGTGATAACTGAATTTTCTTTAGCGACCAGGACCAAACATAAGCACTAATCAAAGCGTCTCGAATATCTGGATAAAGCCGATCACATGCTTGCGCCGCATCAGATCCTTCGGTGAATGATGAAATCGGTGCAGCACCCAAGAGGATTAACGCATCGGAGCAAATTGAAATGTCGGTATCGCCTGTTGCCATGATAACCCCCTATGGTGATAAGGGGCTAGTTTCCCAGCCCCTTGTTGTTTTAGATCACCGCTGTTGTGATAACACCAGCTGTGTTTGTGGCGACCAATGTTTGACCGCCATCTGAGCCATATGTGTAAATCCAATCACCAGTTGTGATAAGACCCTCAACGCTGTTGAAATAACCAGAGCCAGCAATTGCCGCCTTGTTATCTGTCGCTGATTTATAGCTGTAAATGCTTGGCGCTGAACCAGCTTTAGAAGCTGCAACGGTTGCCCAGTTTGCTTGTGCGAATGCCATGTTTCAATCTCCTTATTCAGTACATGAGATTTTGACGATGCCTTCGTCGTCAATCGCTACAGCGCCAGCTGAGAACATCGAGGACACGAGGAACGATGTTTTCTCTGGGATGTAGTTGACTTCGGACTTTTGAGCCATCGACTCAGCATAACCAAGCGCATCACGATGCCATGCAAAACATGAGCGTGTGGATGGTTTTGGAATGCCGCCTTCATCACGATCACCCATAGTTAGGATCTCGAAGCCCATGAAGGTATTGATCTCGCCACGAACCAGCGCTTTGACCGACGCGAAATCAGCAGATGTGATTTCTGTTTCGCCCAATAGTGCGTCTAGCTGTGATGAGTGCATCAACAAATAACGGCCTTCAGCTGGGACGTTTTTGTCGTTCATTGCTTTTGCAGCTGCACGAAGCTTTTCGATGTTCATGTTTGTGCCAGCGCCACCAACAGATGTTGCAACTGTGGATGGGGATGCCGCAGAGTTTAGAGCATCGATGCAGATTTGGTCCATACGACGTGCGATAGATTTCGAGACAACTTGCACCAATTCACGACGCTCATCAAAGTTGATGTGTGATTGATGGAAAATGTCTGAATATTCTGCCGCAATGTAGTCTGTCATTGTCGCAGTGACTTGTGAGTATGTCACGTTCAACGGGGTTACATCCGTTTGTGGAACGCGAACGGTTGCAACACCTTTACCGATTTTAGGGAATTTTACAGTGTTGCCTGACACGCCTGTACGCATACGCATTGTGCCGCGTAGCAAGCTGTCGCCTTGGTATGCCTGTTTAACTTCTTCGTCGAAAAGAGTTACAAAGGCGTTGGTGATATTCTGCGCCATAGCAGAAGCCTCCTATAAAGGTTTCGTTAATGATCGCATACCGTTAGCCGATGTATTCGGGCGGTCGCTTGCGCGTTTGTGGCCGCGCCCACCAGTGGTCTACCACATCAACGGGCCGCGCAGCGGTTAGCCGTTAAACCACATATACACGCAAACAACCTATATTGCAACTATATCTAGTTACTGAGCGTGACGAGATTTCGCCCATTGGGTTTCCATCTTCGTGCGCCAGGCTGGATCAGTGTTCCAACGTGGGTCACGAATTGCCGTGGAAAGATCTTCCCTGGTCATATCCCCAGTATCAACAACCTGTTGTGTTGGGATATTCTCATTGGTGTAACCCTGGATAAACTTAACCATCGCATTGATTGCGTCAGCATTATCCAAGCCCATCGCCAATGCCTGGCGTTCGTTGTCGCCTAGACCAGCCTTCATAATATGGCGCTCAAGATACGAGATCTTTTCTTGCGCACGATCACCCAGCTTTTTCATTTCTTCCTGTCGGTTATACTCGAACGATTGTTCTTGTTCACCTGTCATTGCCAGAATATTGCCAGCTAGTTCCTCGAACGCTTGCTGCGAAACACCATATTTTTTTGCCCAGTCCTGATATGCTTGGACCGTTGGATCTTCCAGATCAAGACCTTGCTCGACAAGATTATCCACATTGTAGTCACCCTCTGGCGCTTTATGTTTGCCAGACTTAAATGCTTTCTCAAGTTCCGCATAGCTTTTTGCAAGCTTCTCAACATCAGGACCATCCTCATTCCAAAACTTTTCTGGGTAATAATCTGGGCGCTCTATGCGCTCGTCATCCGCCTTGGTTTCTGGTTCTGGCTCATGGATAGCCATTGGTTCCTCTTGCGGCGCTTCTTCTCGTGGCGCTGCAAAGTTGACCAATGACTGATCTTCTTGAATTGTTTGTGCTTCCTCAGACATTATTTGACCTTTCCACCCTACGCTCGATTAAGCGAACAAGTTCCGCCATACCAGTTCTTACGAACCCGTGGCTTGCATCTTCGCCTGGATACCAGGAGGGCTGTTCGATTGTTATCTGCCGCAAGTGACTAAGCACTCTTTGGCCTTCCTCAGATTTAAAGACACGACCATATAAGAGATCGATGTCATCCGCCTTTGGCGGTTCAGCAAACGCTGGACTTAGACTTTCCCACCCGTCTGCCAAACTCATTGTAGCGCCTCCGCTACTTGTTCATTGCCAGGCAATTGCGCCTGTTGTTGTGCCATCATTTGTTGCTGCATCTGCATCATCATCTGTTGTTGTTCTTCCGCCGAGTTAAGGACGCGCTGATCGACCCCCATCTTTTCGGCGATGTATGCAATGGCTTCTTGAACATTAATTGCTGTTTGGCCCATTGGTCCCATTGCCTGGGCAATCTGCATAAAGTTAAGAACCTTATTTACTTCTTCCATCTTTGGCGCTTCGGCCAATGGGGAGACAGGCGTAACTTTAATTTGAACACCGTTAACTTTCAG